ATCCAATATTCGTCCAAACCTGGCGACAACGTCCTCGATCTGTTCGGTGGCAGCGGTTCTACTCTCATGGGTTGTGAGCAGACCGGACGTCACGCCTTCCTGATGGAAATCGATCCGTTGTATTGCGACGTGATTGTCAAACGGTGGGAGGAGTTTAGCGGCAAGAAAGCCAAACGAATTGCTGCCAAACAGTCGCCCGACTCCAAAGCCTGACAACCCAATCAGCGAACAAACGCATCAATACTCCATTGATGATCTACTCATTATATCGGCCTGTTGCCAACCTCCAATATCGATTTACAAAAAGTTCACAAAAAACCCCGACATATGTCGGGGGTAGAAAGCGGTGTTGATATGCAGTCAATGATTTTCTGCGCATTGAGCCAAATGCATGAATTCGATCATGGCATCTTCATACACAATGTCCGACGAAGGGAAGGTGCGGCGATGCCGAATTTCGACGCATCCACGCTCCTTCATGAAAGCGAGCGCGACGTTGACCTGCGTGTAAGGCGCGTTGGTGGCATGGACGATTTGCTCAAGGGCCGTGCCGCCTGCGGCGTGATCTTCGATGGCATAGGCGACCTCGCGGAAGATGTCACGGGAACATCGGTGCATGTAGTTGCGGTCCGGTTGATGCGCGAAGGAAACGTGCATCTCCAGGTGATCATCCTGCACGCGGAAGGTGACGTCGCGCTGTCGGTTGGGGCGTGGCATGCTTTACGCTCCCGTCTTGTTAATGGTGAACATACCTCGCTCGGCCTTGACGAACCGACTGGCGTCGCCTTTGGTTTTGATCTCTCTTCCGATGGCGGCGTAAAGGGTGGAGGCCGGAGTGAGCCCTTTACCGGGTTGCCAGAGCTTTTGCTCAACGGCCTGCTCAACAATGTCCTTGCATCGCATGGGTTCCTGTTTGCCTTGAGCCAGAATGTGGGCAGCCGCGTTGATCAGGCTCATGGGCTTGCCAGTGTCCTGGTTGCCACCTGTCGCCATAGATTTATCTGTGTCGCGTTTGGGGGTGGCTTTGGTATCCGTCGTCGTCTTGGGTTCGCGATTGTCCTGCTTGGCGACGTCGTTGATTTGCTTATCGTCGCTGGCCTTTCGGTGAATCCGTTGGGCAGATTTGATTGTGATCTGTTTACCGGTCTTGATTGTCTTGCCCAGCCAACCGGTTCCCGAAGGATGGTTGTCAGTGATCAGTACCGGCACCAAGTTGCCTGCCAGGCCGACGAGGTATGTGACGCCGATTTGAATGTCTTCTTGTTTCATGGTGATTTTGTCCTTGTGAAAATGTGTAAACAAAAATGCTCAGCGATTTTCGCTGAGCAGGTCTTCGATTTCATGTTGTTCGCTGTGGGAGAGCGAGGCAAGTGCCTCTATCAGTTGTCTTTTAAGACACTCAAGATCACCTGCCAACCCGAAGTTTCCTGGCTGGCCTTTGGCGTTGACTCGGTGCTTTTCCAGTTCGAGTTCCAGCCAGAGCATGAGGCTGGTGATGTCTTTTCGGTGTTGGGCGTAGGCGTCTTGGGCAGTTTGTTTTTTGTGCTTGGTTGTCATGGTTGTTCCTCAGATTCCGATGTCGCTGATGCAGAGCAACGCGTTGTAGTAGCAGGATGCTTCTTCCATGGTGCCTTCGTAGCCGTCGAGTATTTGTTGCAGGAAAGTGGCCATCGAAAACAAATCGTCTTCGTCGTCTGCTTTCACCCAATGGGTGCCTTCCTTGTTGGGTTGCAGAATCTCAACCTCGATCTGTTTGGCTTCGTGTGGTCGTTTGATGATGGCGAAGATGCCTGTTCGTCCGGCAAATTCAATCCGTGTGATTCGCATATGTTTCTCCTGTTGCGAATGGTTAATGGTCGGCCTTGCGTCCGGCCTCAAAGGCGGCTTCCAACGCTTCTTTGATGCTCCATACGGCGACCTCGTGAAAATCGAGTGAATCGCTCTTTCGTGTTTGCAGGGTGTCGATGCCAAGGATGCGCTGGGCGATCTCGTGGATCGTTGCGTCTTTGTAGGTTTGTTTACGTTTGGTGTTTTTGGCGTTCATGTTGTTGGCCTTTCTATAGACACATGAAGCCAGCATTCGAGACGGATTACAAGCGAATAATGCGACATTTACCCTTATTTTTAAGGTGTTTTTTAATTCTGATGACACAAACTACAGATAGTCCAAAACCATTGAGAATGACGGCAATGACCGTGCCACAGGCCGCCCAGATTCTGTCCAAAGCGTTCAATCGACGGATCGATGAAGAACAGATTCAGCAGGTTGTTGATGACGGTCAACTGCTGCGTGCCGATGGCACATTCAGCCTGATCGACTATGTCGCGTTCCTGGCACGACCTGAGATGGAGGCCGACGATGAGTAAGAAGTCATTCAACCCACGCCAACTTCGACCAGCTGATTTACTGCGTATCGTCAATGCGGTTGATCTGCCCAACGTAGAACCCCTGACGGAATTCCAACTGCGTCGGCATCGCAACCGCGCGGGATACAGCATCAGCGATCCATCCAACCCGCAGACGGTTGATCTGTTTCGATATGCAGCCTGGCTGACGTTGGAATATGCCAAACCCAAGTCCGGGCCATTGAGTTATGAAGAGCAGAAAGTTCGCAAGGCTGAACGTGCTGCAGAACAGGTTCGTTCAGCCCAAGACATCGGGGAGATACCGACAGTCGTTGATCAGGATCGCAAGGCCCGATGCATTGCATCATTTCGAGCATTTTGTGAGACGTATTTTGCCGAAGTGTTCTATTTGTCTTGGTCAGCAGACCACAGAACGGTCATTTCAAAAATCGAAAAGGCCGTGCGTACCGGCGGCTTGTTTGCGATGGCCATGCCGCGAGGAAGTGGTAAAGCCCTGGCACTGGATACACCGTTGGTTACGGCCAGCGGCTGGACCACCATGGGCGACGTCAAGGTGGGCGATACTTTGTTCGACGAACGGAGTCGGATGTGCCGGGTGATCCATGCCACCGAGGTGATGCATGATCATCCGTGTTACAGCGTCCGCTTCAGCGATGGCGAAGAAATCGTCTGCGATGCCGAACACCTCTGGACGGTGAATGATCGCTACAGTCGCCAGAATCCGCTGACATTAACCACGGAACAGATGGCAGATCGGGTGGACCTGGCTAACAAACGTTACCGTCTTCCACGCGTCAGGCCATTGCAGGGATGCGATGAGAATCTTCAGTTCGATCCGCTGGCTCTGACCACCGAGCGATACATCGTGTCGATCACACCTACCCAATCGGTGCCAGTGCGATGCATCCAGGTGGACTCCCCGTCGCATCTTTATCTTGCCGGACGCAAAATGGTGCCCACGCATAACACGGTACTGTGTCAGACTGCTGTGTTGTGGGCGGCTCTGATCGGTGCGTCCCCCTTTATCTGCTTGGTTGCCGCCAGTGCCGAACGCGCCCGGGATCTGCTGGAAAATATCAAGATATGGTTAGAGACCAATCCGCTGTTGCAGGAAGATTTTCCAGAAGTCACGTATCCGATCCGTTGTCTGGAACGGATTACCAATCGACAGAAAGGACAGAAGTACCAAGGTGAGCCGACGCGCATCGACTGGTCGTCGGATCGCGTGGTGTTGCCGGTGATCGAAGGAAGCCTGTCGTCGGGTATCGTCATATCCAGCAGTGGTATGAAGGGCAGTGACATTCGTGGCCAGAACTATGCTCGTGCCGATGGGCAGGTGGTGCGTCCGCAGTTGGTGTTGGTCGACGACCCACAAACCACCGAATCCGCATGGTCACCCTCGCAAAGTCAGCGGCGCGAAGCGATCCTGGCAGGTGATGTGCTGGGCATGCCAGGGCCGGGTAAGAAGATCGCTGGACTCATGGCCTGCACGGTAATCCGGCCTGGTGATATGGCTGATAACATCCTGGATCGTGACAAACATCCCGAGTGGCAAGGTGAACGCACCAAGATGGTGTATGCGTTTCCAGCCCCGGAAACTGACAAATTATGGGCACGGTATGCAGAAATCCGTGCCGACAGTCTTCGCAATGATGGAGATGGTTCGCAGGCCACCGAGTTTTACCGAAGCAATCGTGAAGCAATGGATGCAGGAAGTAATGTAGCCTGGCCGCAGCGTTACAACGAAGACGAACTGTCAGCATTACAGCATGCAATGAACTTACGTCTGCGTGATGAAGCAGCGTTTTTCGCTGAATATCAAAACGAACCGATAGTGGAATCGGTTGGCGAAGAAATGTTGACTGCCGATGCCATTGCTGCCAAAACCAATGGCCACCCACAGAGCATTATTCCGTTGGCCTGTAACCACCTGACCATGTTCATCGATGTGCAGCAGAAGGTTCTGTTCTGGATGCTGTGCGGGTGGGAGGAAAACTTTACGGGCTACATCGTGGACTACGGCACATGGCCCGAGCAAAAACGAGCCTATTACACGTTGCGTGATATCCGTTCCACGATCAGTCGTGCTGCACCAGGCGCAGGACTCGAAGGTCAGATCTATGCGGGCCTGGACATCCTTACCGCTGAAAAGCTCGCTGCTACCTATCACCGGGATGATGGCGCAGAAATGCGCATCGACCGCTGCTTGATTGATGCCAACTGGGGGCAGTCCACTGACGTGGTGTATCAGTTCTGCCGACAAAGCCAACACGCAGGATTGCTATTGCCCAGTCACGGTCGATATGTCGGTGCGTCGAGCATCCCATTCAGCGAATACCGGCGCAAACGCGGGGATCGCGTGGGTCTGCACTGGCGCATCCCCAACACGGTGGGCAAGCGTCAGGTGCGTCATGCCTTGATCGATACCAATTACTGGAAGACCTTTGTCCATGCGCGTCTATCCGTATCGATGGGTGATCCAGGCTGCCTGTCGCTCTTTGGTCGTGATGATAAAACACATCGTTTGCTTGCCGATCACCTGACGGCTGAATACCGCGTCAAATCTCAAGCTCAAGGCCGCACCGTCGATGAGTGGAAGTTGCGTGCCACGCGCCCCGACAACCATTGGTTGGATTGCTTGGTGGGTTGTGCGGTTGGGGCGTCGATGCAGGGTGCCGTGCTGCTTGGTACGGATATGAAAGTAAGTATGAATCGCAAACCCATCCGTTTATCTGATCTGCAATATAGTAAGTACTGACGCTTGAAACTAAGTATGTTTGTAGGTTTTTGAACTATTTTCATACTTTCCTTCAAATTTGTGGACAGTTTGGCTCGGCGCCGGTTATGTAATAAGTGGGCGGGATTCATTTTTTGTCGATTTGGGGAATTCATATGTCTGACGACTCACTTGAAAACACCATTGAGGAAAACGCAACAGCACCGGCTGAAGTGTCAGTTGACGGTCAGCACGTCAAGCAGCATTCGCTCAAAGACCAGATCGCTGTGGATCGTTACTTGGCATCAAAGAAGGCAGCCCAATCCAAGGGCTTAGGTATCAAGGTATTCAAGATCAACCCCGGGGGCACGGTTTGATGCGTTTACGTAATTGGTTTAAAAAATCCAAACCGCAGATCCAACGACAACTGCCGGTGGCCAATGTGGTGCGGGCGCGTTACGACGCGGCGCAGACCACGGCTGAGAATGCCCGACACTGGGCGATGGCCGACGCGATGTCAGCAGACTGTGCTGCATCGGCGGACATCCGCAAAAAACTGCGTGAGCGAGCCCGGTACGAGGTAGCCAACAACAGTTATGCCAAGGGTATGGTGCTGACGCTGGCCAACGATTGTATCGGGACAGGCCCGCGTTTGCAATTGCTCACTTCCAATGACAATCTCAACCGCCAGATCGAAGATGCATTTGCTCAGTGGAGCAAAGCGGTCAGCCTGGCATCCAAGCTCCGCACCATGCGCATGGCCAAGAGTACCGATGGTGAAGCGTTTGGCGTTTTGAATTTCAATCCCAATATCGATTCACCCGTTTCACTTGATCTTCAACTGATTGAAGCGGACCGCATCGCGTCGCCATCGTCTGTCATGTTACCCACACGCAACGATGTGGATGGGGTGATTCTCGACAGTTTCGGCAGCCCGCAGTTCTACTCGATCCTGCGTCAGCATCCCGGTGGCTTGGGCAACTACAGCACGTGGATGTCGCAGTATGACGAAGTGCCTGCTGCTTCGGTGATTCACTGGTTCCGAGCGGATCGGCCCGAACAACATCGTGGGATTCCGGAGATCACTCCGGCGCTGCCGTTGTTTGCTCAGCTTCGCCGTTACACCTTGGCAGTGATTGCCGCAGCTGAAACTGCTGCCGACTTTGCTGCGGTGCTGTATACCGATTCACCTGCCAATGGCGAAGCTCAACCGCTCGATCCCATGGATATCGTCAATCTTGAGAAGCGCATGGCCACGGTGTTGCCCGATGGTTGGCGACTTGGTCAGATCGATTCACAACAACCGGCCACCACGTATGCCGAATTCAAGCACGAGATTCTGAATGAAATTGCGCGAGCTTTAAATCTTCCGTATAACGTGGCCGTCGGAAACTCCGCCGGATACAACTATGCCTCTGGGCGGCTTGACCATCAGACCTACTACAAGTCTATCCGCGTTGAACAAGCACACCTTGCTGAAATCGTGCTGGATCAGATCTTCAACGCATGGATACGTGAAGCGATGCTAACGCCGGAGTTTGCGGTTCTGCGAACACTCCGCAGCATGCCAACTTTGTCCGGACGTCCATTGCCCTTGCAAAAAGGTTGGTTTTTTGATGGCACCGAGCATGTGGACCCTGCTAAGGAAGCGAACGCTCAGGCCACGCGCTTGACCAGTCACACCACGACGCTAGCCGCTGAATATGCCCGTCAGGGCAAGGACTGGGAAACCGAACTTCGCCAGCGTGCCAAAGAAACGCGACTCATGCAAACACTGGGACTCACGACATCAGAGAGTCAGCCTGTTCAACCAAATTCATCTTCTTCACCTTCACAGGAGCCTTTTGCTAATGACGATGACACTGTCGCCAACTCAACAATTGCCTGATCAACTTTCGTTTATCTGTCCACTGACCATCGAGGCTGCCGGAAACAAAGAAATCCCCGGAAGTGTCCCTCAGTTCAAGATGGTCGCTTACACCGGTGGCCTGATGCGGATCGAGGGCTTTCCGCATCCCGTCGTTGTGGACCTGGAAGGTCTGGCCATTGACCGTCAGGACATCCCGGTTCGTCTGGATCACCAATCGCGACAAGGCGTCGGCCACACGCAGCGCGTCGCTGTTGAGAATGGCAGCCTCGTCGCCGAAGGCCTTGTCAGCCGTGACACCAGTTGGGCGCGTGACGTCATCCGCAGTGGCCAGAACGGTTTCCCCTGGCAGGCCAGCATCGGTGCCGCCGTGATCGATGCCCAGTTCATCCCCAATGGCCAGAACATCACCGTCAATGGCCGGACGTTCGATGGCCCAATCCACGTCGTTCGCAAAGCAACCCTTAAAGAAATCTCATTCGTTGATAACGGTGCAGATTCGTCTACGTCTGCCCGCATCGCAGCCAACAGCAAGGAGCAATCGTCTATGCATGAACCCGGAAGCCAAACCACCATCACCGCCCCCGCACCGGCCACTCCTCCGACCGAAACCACGCCACCCAAAGCGCCGACCCCGTCGTCCGCACATCCTGCCACCCTCGCCGCGCGTGCAACGCAGGATGTCTCGGATGCTCCGCGCCATGATGATCAGAACCCGATGATGCAGATGCGCAAACAGATGGCTGAGGAAACCCGTCGCATCCAGGCCATTCGTAGCACCTGCGACGGCAAACACCCGGACATCGAAGCCCAGGCTATCGAGGAAGGTTGGGATGTGACCAAGACTGAACTGCATGTCCTTCGCGCGTCTCGCCCGCAGGTGCCGGTGGCCATCCAAGGCACAGGCCAGTCTTCCCGTCCCAGCAATCCGCAGGTATTTGAAGCCGTCGCACTGATGGCAAGTGGCTTGCCCAGCAGTCGGGTGCAGGCGTTGTATGCAGAACCTGTGCTGGAAGCCGCTGACAAACTCCGGGGGATCGGCGTGCAGGAGTTCTGCGAAATGGCTTGTGGTCAGCAGTTACCCCGCTTCCGACGTGATGCCACAGGCTGGTTGCAGGCTGCCTTCAGTAGCGCATCCCTGCCGGGTGTCCTCTCCAACATCGCCAACAAGATGCTGCTGGAGGGCTACAACTATGTGGAAGACGCCTGGCGACGAATCGCCAAGATCGCCAGTGTTAATGATTTCAAGGAACACACCCGTTACCGCATGACGGGTTCCTTTAAGTTCCAGCAGGTGGGGCCGGATGGCGAGATCAAGCATGGCCAGCTTGATGAACAGCAGTTCGGACAGAAGGCCGACACCCACGGCATCATGTTCGCACTCACCCGGCAGATGATCATCAACGATGACCTCGGTGCGTTCACCGATATCCCGCGACAGATTGGTATGGGTGCTGCCGAGTCAATCGCCGAAGCTGTGTGGTCTTTGTGGTTGCGGAATCCTACGCAGGCTGATGGCAAGGCGTTTTTCCATGCCGATCACAACAACTACAGCGAAGGTGCGGACACCGCATTGTCCATCGACGGCCTTACTGCTGCGGAAATCCTCTTTGCTCAACAGGTCAAGCCCAACGGCAAACCGCTGGGCATCATGCCGTCGCTGCTGCTGGTGCCACCGGGTTTGAAGGTTGCAGCTGAGATGCTCATGAAGAGCTTGCAACTCAACGAGACCACCACGGCCAATAAGGCCAAGCCTGCAACGAATCCGCATGCCGGCAAGTTCGACGTCGTGTCCAGCGTCTACCTTTCCAACACCAGCTTCACCAATGCATCGAATAAGGCGTGGTATCTGCTGGCTGATCCCAATCGACTCTCGGCCATCGAGGTAGCCTTCCTCAACGGTGTGGATCGTCCAACAGTCGAAAAAACCGACGCCGATTTTTCAACGCTCGGGGTGCAGTTCCGCGGGTATATCGATTTTGGGGTTCGTGAACAGGACCACCGTGGGGCAGCGATGATGAAGGGCGAAGCCTAATCCCCCCGGAAGCCTCCAGAAGTATCCGTAGTTTTCCCCCTGAAAACAAGCCGTTTTTGATAATTTTCTTCTCGCAGGAGCATTTCTTACATGATCGCAACATTCGTTCACAAAGGTGACAGTATCGACTATACCCCAACTACTGATGTCTCGGCAGGCGACGTGGTTGTCCAGGAAGACTTGGTGGCAATCGCCAAACTCGACATCGCAGCTAACACGTTGGGCAGCTTGTCGGTGACCGGCATCTTCGATGTCCCCAAGATCGGTGGACCGGGTATGGCCATCACCACCGGCACCAAGCTCTACTGGGACTCAGCCAACAAATACGTGACGCCCACCGAAATCGAAGGCAAGTACATGGGCAAGGCTGTAGCCGATGCGGGTGACAACGATGCCACCATTCGCGTCAAACTCACTGCCTAACTCCCGGTCTAAACTTCCGGGGGGAAGGAAAACATGGCCAGAGACTACATGAAAGAGGGCATGCAGTGGCTCGCTAGGGTGAGAGCGGGATGGTGTACGCAGGAGGTTGCCTATCAACAAGGTGAATCCTCGTACACCATCCATGCCTCGCCGGGCATCAGTAAGTATGAAAAATCCACGGTCGGTGGTGTGACCATCGAATCAAGTATGTGGGATTTTTTGATCAATGCGGATGATTTTCCGGCAGAGTTTGAACCGACGCCTGGTGACATCCTGACGATGGATGAGAGGCAGTACGAAATCACCAACTTTGGTGATGACGGTTGCTACCGCTACTGCGATCCTTATCACACCACTTTACGTATTCACACCCGTTTACTGGGAGACGCAAGTCCATGACCAACCCAACGCATCACGCATGCGATTCCAGTTGCTCGCAGTTTGATGAACTGCACAACAAACTCGACCGACTCGACCACGCCATTCGTGGCAATGGTGAACCGGGCATCAACATTCGTCTGGATCGCCTGGAACAAAACGCGATCCGTCACGCACGTTGGATGTGGCTGATTGCCGGTGCCGGCGTGACGAGTCTGGTGAATATTCTTTTTAGTATTTTCCGGGGTTGATCCGGGGGGAGGGTAAATATGCAAATGACCATTGACCTGGCTGATGCAGTCACTTCACAACTCAATCAATCGGAAATCGTCACCAATGCCAAACGACAGGTGTTACCGATTCACGATCTATCGCAACTGCGTGAATTGACCGTCAGTGTCGTTCCGCGTGGCGTGCAGGTTCAAAGCATCACGCGCAAACTCAGCCAGTACGACTGTCAGGTTGATATCGGCATTCAGCAAAAACTCACCGTACCGCAGGATCAAATCGACACCGCAGTAAAGGAATTGAGTGGGTTGGTGCAGCAGCTTGCAGATTACCTACAACGCCAGCCGTTGACTGACATGCCGTATGCGATCTGGATCAAGGTGGAGAATGAACCTATTTATGATCCGGATCACCTGGCCAATCAACGGGTGTTCACGTCAGTGCTGACGTTGACGTATCGCATCACGAAGTGAGGTTCAAATGCTGCGTGTGCATTACAAACCTCCGGGGGCTTCCGGGGGGCTGAACAAAAAACTCGTTCGGCAAAAAATGAACCAGGCGAGTTTCCAGAGTCTGGGTCATGCCGGGGCAGCGATTCGGTTGACAGCACGGCGGAGCATTCGAAGGAGTAAACGTTATGCACCACCTGGTTCGCCACCGCGTACACGACATGGCCAACTGCGGCGTGCCATCGTGTATGCCCGGGAAGGCAGCGACCGTGTCCTGATCGGCCCCGGTTTCGCCCACGTCGGCCCGTCGGCCATGGCTCATGAATTCGGTGGTCGTTTCCGTGGGCATCGTTACCCCAAACGTGCATTGATGGGGCCAGCATTGAATAAAAACTTACCGCGTCTGCCGCGATTTTGGGCAGGCTCGATTCGATAAAACACACAAATAACCCTTAAAAATAGGAGGTTTTTTTATGTCCATCCGTTTAGGGATGCAGGCCAAGCTGTACTACGGCGCGGCAGGCACAACTGCAACAAGTGAGCTGACAAACACAAAGGATGTCACGCTCAATCTCGAGACCAACGAGGCAGACGTAACGACGCGTGCCAGTCAAGGTTGGCGTGCTACCATCGCCACACTGAAAAATGGCAGTGTTGAGTTCAGTATGAATTGGGACGCTGCCGACGAAGGTTTTATTGCCATCAAAGATGCGTATTTCAACAACACACCCATCGCAATGGCCGTGCTCGATGGCGAAGGTGGCAGCGGTCTCGACGCTGACTTCTCGGTCACCAATTTTACTCGCAACGAACCACTCGAAGAAGCCATCACGGTCAACGTGACCGTCAAGCCAACCTATGTCACCCGCGCTCCGACTTGGGTGGATGGAGGTGGCAGCTAATGCATACCTTCAAGGACCAATCCACCCCCGGAAGTTCTGATGGCCGCGTATGGACAGTGCAGATCACTGTGGCCACCATCAAACGTGTCCAAGCATTGTGCAATGTCAACCTGCTCGATGTATTGGACAGCAAATCCCATCTGCTGGAAAAACTGTCCACCGATCCGATCCTGCTTTGCGATGTACTCTTTGCCATCTGCCAGGAACAAGCCAAATCGGCCAACGTTACCGACGAACAGTTCGGGCAGGCCTTGGCCGGTGACGTGATCGATCATGCCACCACGGCCTTGCTCCAGGAGTTGGCGGATTTTTTCCCCGCAGCGAAGCGCACCGTGCTCAAGAAGGCACTGGCAAAGCTTCGCCAGGTCGAGGAAAAAGCACTGGAAATCGCAAGTGCCCAACTGGACAGTCCGGAGTTGCAGCAGCAACTCGAACACCTGCTGCAACCTGCCAAGACATGATCTGGCAGCTAGCAGGTGTCCTCGGCGTCCATCCCGATCCGTTCACCTTGTGTGAACTCTATGAGATGGCCCAGTCCCGCCAGAAACAGGACTGGCAGCACACATCCAACCTGATGGCACTGCTTGCCAACCTGCTGACGTTCAATCGTTCCCACACGTTCAAAGCAGCGGACTTTGATCCGTTCGCTCAAAGCCAGGCATCGTCGGTGATTCCTCTGGATACCGACGATGCCATGGCACTGCTCAAACGCACTTTTGTCCCTTCAAGGAAAGAAAAACAATGAAAACCAATCACCTGATCTTCCTGTTCGTCATCACCTTCCTCGTCCTGGGCCTGCTGAGTTTTGCGGGCTGTGACATGGGCGACATGATTCACGTCAAAACGCCCAACACCATTCAGCAACAGACGGGCCTGGCCAGCAACATCTCACTCAATGAAGCCGAAAGCGAATACCAACTCTGGTATCAACATATGCAGACCGCTGGCAGTCAGTGGAAATCCAACATCGAACACGCCAACGAGATCCGCAACATGGTCAACCAGTTGTCGCTGTCTGCACTCGATGAAATCGGTCCCACCGTTGCAGGTGTCCCTGTCCTCGGCCCCATGTTACCTGCCGCATCCGGTTTACTCGGTTTATTCCTCGGCTCTGGCAAACTCCGTAAGGAAAAGGAGGACTCCTTCAACAAGGGCCTGGACGAAGGTCGCAAGACCACGACCACCGCTTCGAATCCGGGGGCGACGGTAGCCGCCGTGTAAAGAATTTTTACCACAGATGAACACAGATAAACACAGATGTTTTTGATGTGTTGCTGTGGCAAGTGGGCTTGTTCCCTATCTGTGTTCATCTGTGTTTATCTGTGGTTAATTGCCTTGTAAACGGGAGTCGCAATGGCTGGTATCGCCAACAGTCGGAACATTCGCGCCGGGGCTGCGTACATCGAACTGACCACGCAGGACAGCAAGTTAGTCCGTGGTCTCGACAAAGCTCAGAAGCGCGTCAAAGCCTTTGGAAAGAGTGTCGGCGAGATCGGCAAGCGACTGACCGCTGTGTCTGCTGTGGCGGCGGTGCCTCTGCTCTCGGGCCTGAAAATCTATGCAGACTTTCAGCAGCAGATGGCCACCGTCGCCACGATGCTCTCGGACTCCGATGCCGAAAAATACATGGATGGATTTACCAAGGGCATCCGCAAGATGGCGGTCAGCTTTGGTGAATCGACCGAAGCCTTGTCCGGTGGCTTGTATGACATTCTGTCGGCTTCCATTGCCCCTGCCAAGGCACTGGATGTGTTGGGTGTTGCGGCAAAAGCTGCCAAGGCCGGACTCACCGACACACGTACGGCAGCCGATGCCATCACCACGGTGCTTAACAGTTATGGCCTTGCTGCCGAACAAGCTGGTGATGTCTCCGACTGGTTGTTCGGCATCGTGCAACGCGGCAAAACCACGTTTGCGGAACTGGCTCCGCAGATTGGCATGGTCGCATCTACCGCATCCAGTGCTGGATTACCACTGGACGAATTGGGCGCGATGATCGCCACGCTGACGCGCAATGGCCTGCGCACCACCACGGCCATCGACTCGGTCAACGGGATTCTCCGTAGCTTCCTCAAACCCAGCGCCGAAGCCACCAAGTTGGCACACGAACTTGGTTTTGAGATGAACACCACAACGCTCAAGACCGAGGGCTTGCATGGCGTCATGGAAAAACTGGCCAAGCTCCCGCCCGATGCACTGGCCAAACTGTTCCCCGACTCGGCTGCGTTGCGTGGTATCGTGCCCGCACTGAACAACCTCAAGGGTTTTGAGTCTGACCTAGATGCGATGCAAAACCGCGCGGGTTTGGCCGACAAGGCGTATACCAAGCTCAGCAAAACCCTCACACATGCGTTCAACCGCATCAAGCAGGCTGGCATTATTGTCTTGGGCATCATGGGCGAAGCCTTGAGTGAACCCGTCGCCAAGGCGGCGGCCATCGTCTCGCAGTATGCCGGGATTGTCATTGATCTGTTATCCAAGAACCAGTCTCTTGTGCGCTCGGCTGCGCTGGTGATTGCCGGGATTGCCGCTGTGGGCATGATCCTGATGACAACCGGTGTGGCGGCCCAGGCGGTGGCGTTCATCTTCGGCGGCTTGTCAGGCATCATCACTGGCAGCGTCGGTGTCATCGGTACGTTACTCACGGTGTTGGGTGCATTGCTCTCGCCGATGGGGTTAGTCATCGTCGCTGCCGCTGGCATCGGCATTGCGATTCTGAGCATGACGGACATTGCTTCCAAGACGCTTAACTGGCTCAGTGATCGGTTCAATGATCTGAAGGATCGAGCGTTGATCGCTTGGCAGGGAATCCGCGATGCACTGGCTTCAGGTGATCTGAGTCTGGCAGCCAAGATTCTCTGGCAGGCGCTCAAAGTCGAATGGCAACGCGGCATCTACCAAATCGAATCACTCTGGTACAGCTTCAAGTACACCATCGTCAATGTGGCCAACCAAGCCTTCTATAAGGTGACCAAGGTCCTCGTCGACGCATGGCATGGCCTGCGCATCCTGTGGGTTCAAACCACATCATTCCTGTCGGATGCCTGGACGACGATGACGGCGGGATTGCAGTCGACCTTCCGATCTGCCCAACTCAAGGTTGAGGAAGGCATGCATCATCTGATTGGCCTGTTCGACAAAGACTACAGCGTCGACATGGCCATCAACATTGCTCGTACCAATGCCAACGCGGATAAAGCCAATATCAGCAGGCAACGCGATGCAGCACTGGCTGAAAACAAACAACAATATGATTCAGACCTTACACGCATCGATCACGAACGTCAGACCCAACAGAACCTGATTGATCAGGAACAAACAGCCGGTAATAAGAGTCGTCAGACGCAGTACGAAAAACAGATGGCCACGGCGCTCGACGATCTGGAAAAGACGCGTGCTGAATATCAGCAACTACTCCAGCAAGCTGCTCAAGCGAAGCAGAACACGCAATCGGGTGACCAGACTCAACCCGTATTACCTGACAACCTGATCGACACCCTCAAGAAGAAACTCGCTGAACTGGGTGGGCAGATTGGCTCGCTGAGTCCCAATCAACAATCGCGAGGCACGTTTAATTCCGCAGCCTTGCGGGGACTGGTGACGAATCAGTCCATCGCTCAACGTACGGCTGCTGCCAGCGAAGACACTGCCCGTTACGTCAAGAAACTCTACAACGAAGTGCAGAACGGTGGCGGTGGTTCATCATCCCTGTCATTCAGTTAATCATCCTCTATGCCGGAGTAAGTATGTCTATCACCGTTGCAGAAAAATATGACAGTCGTCAAAGCACCACGGGCAACAATGCCCAAGTGACGTTGACTTACATTGCCAGTGGCAGTGATGACGATCTGGCCATCAAATCCGCTGTCGAAAACTTTGCTCCTGAAACCTATGACGGCCTGCCCAGACAATCAGTGCAGATCGAACCGATCAGCGAAGAGTACTGGGATGCTTCGGTTCGTTACGCCGATGCTACCTCATCGTCTTCAACTTCCGGGGGGACACCCGATCCCGGTAGTGGCGAATACACCTATAGCTTTGACACGATGGGTGGCACGCAGCACATCACTCAATCGTTGGACACTGTGGGGTCGTATGCCGATTCGTCGATTCCTTCTGCGCCTGACTTTCATGGTGCGATCGGTGTGTCCAACACCAATGGCAATGCCGAAGTCCAAGGCGTCGACATCACCGTCCCCATCTACAACTTCAGCGAAACCCATTACCTCACAGTCGAGCAAGTGACTCCCGAATACAAAGGCACGCTCTTTCAACTCACCGGCAAGGTCAATAACGCAACGTTCCGTGGGTTGGCTGCGGGTGAGTGTTTGTTCCTCGGCGCGTCGGGCACATTGCATGGAACCGAGACTGACACAGAGACGACTGGCGACTGGGAGATCACTTACCGCTTCGCCGCATCACCGAACAAAACGGGCATCACTATTGGCAGCATCAGCGGCATTGCCAAAAAAGGTTGGGAGTACCTATGGGTGCGATACGCCGATGTCGAAGACATGGATGCCATGGCCATGGTCAAACGTCCGGTCGCTGCTTACGTCGAACAAGTCTATGAAGATGCCGACTTCAGCTTACTGGACATCGGCACCTAACCCCCGCCCCGGAAGTCGGCCCAACCCCCGGAAACTTAATCATGACATTGAAAAAAGTCAGTACCGGTGATCCACTTGTGATCCCGGCCAACACCTACAACGCGTTCATTGATGCTGCGACGGATTTTCAGCAACGCATCAAACCACGCCAAAAACTCGAACAATCCATGCAATCTGCCAGCGCTTCCGGGGGCCGGGGGCAAGGTGGGGTGATCTGGGTGAAGAACGATTCGCCCATGGATTGTTGGCGGTACTTCATTCTTGGTATCGAAGACTCAGTGCATGAGCCGCAAACCATCATGGATTTGGAAGGCAGCTTTGTTGATCAAATCGTCTTCAGTGGCGTGTTCCCTGAGCTTGATACGCATGTGGCCATGGACAAACACGCCATCCTGCTTGAGCCGATTCGTGCTGGCCAGGTGGGCCGTGCGATGATCCAAGGTGTGTGCCAGGTTCGCATCATCATCACTGATGAAACCCATCAATTTGCCAAAGCGCCAGTGGGCTTTCCAGCCATCATGGCATCGTCGGCCACTGGCAGCACGCAGATTCTTTGGAGTCAACCCGATGTTCCAATCGGTGAACCATGCTGGGCTATCGTCAAACTCGGTGTGCCCAGTCTGGTCGACACAACGACATTGATTCCCTGCAAAGTCTGGCAGGATGGCGGATCAACCGATGGCGATGCAACAACGCAATGTGATCGCACCTACTTCGTCAAAACCATCGATGCTTACGACGAAGAAGAGGATGGCACAATCCTCGGTGAAGAAATGACACCCCTCAAACAACGCCCCACAGCAGGCAAACTCGTCACCGCACCAGCAACCGGCGATGGCATCATTGGCACCGGTTACTACGTCACCAGTCCCTATGACGGGTCACGTGAGTTCATCCTGTATGACGCCAACGAGACTTTAGCGGTGGAGGTATGTGACGATGGGGAGTAACGGCGAATTCGACATCGACCCCCGGAAGGTTGAGACAGGAGAGTTTGGCCTTACAGACGAGGGTTTGTTCATGATCTGCGGCAAATGCTGTGGCCAGGAACCGGTGCCAGCTAATGCATGCGCCTGCGGCCCATGCTGCTTCACCAACCAATCCCGCATCCGCATCACCTGGCAGTTGATCGACTATGGCAACACCCACGAACGTTGCTGCTGCACCGATCCAGCCTTCATGGGTAACACCATTGAGATTCCATTTAACTGTGGTGCATGGAACCCGCCATATTGCCCAGGCTGCGGTCACTCAGGCATGATCGGTGGCCACCCTCAACCCAACTGTGAAAGCAACACCATCACTGGCCCGCGCTGGCAAGGTTACGGCATCGTCCCCGAAGGTGCATCTTGTGGCAGTTACGTCAACGCCATGGTACTTGCAGACTGTGATGGTGATGGCACCACGCGTTGGTACGTCACGGTGGATGGTTATGCCAACGAAGATTCGGAAGACAGCTGCGGACGCATCTTTGCCGCCTGCATCCCATCCGCCCCCGGAAGTTGCCGCAGTGCATCCATCCTCAGTGACGAACTGCACAATCACAGCATCTGCACCAATATTTGGAACATCTACGACAATCCCGCTCGCGTCCAACTGCAAATCGAAGTCCTCGACGAAACGAGTTGTATGGACGAAGAAGGCAATTGCATCGTCGGCGACTCCAATGGCGACGGCACCTGCCAAGACTCAACCCCTGGAATCTAGGAGAACCCATGCCCACCGACTTCATCACCACGCGCCGAGCAATATGCCGTCAATGCGAACATGCCGTCGCCTGTTTGTCCCACCCTGATCGTAAATGCAACTGCTCCATCGACGGTGCCGATCTCAAATCCCGAACCAGTTTGCCTGCATCCAAGTGTCCGTTGGGTAAATGGACTGAGGTTCCCGCACCAAAGCCCAGTCGCATCCTGCCGCCCGGCACGTGGCTGTCGATGTTCATCCAAGTCACGACCTTCGGCTTTGTGCGTCCTTGCACCTCATGCAAATCCCGCATGGCCACGATGAATCGTGCCGGTTGGACAGGTTTGCCGCGCGTTTGGTGGCGATGGTTGCTGCAATCGCTATGAATCTGTTATCCGTATCTATATAGAAGGAGTTGTTCTTGATCACCCAAACCACTGTTATTGATTCGTCCGCTGATGCCAAACCGTCTTCCGTCATGCTGACTGTGGATCAAGTCGCCAGCATGCTCAATTGCAGTTCACGTCATGTCTACCGCCTCTGTGACACCAAACGCATGCCGCCGCCCGTGCGTTTGGGCATGCTGGTTCGCTGGAATCGCAATGTCATCGACAAGTGGATCAATGCAGGTTGTCCACCTGTCCGCCCCCGGAAGTAAAACCCCCGGAATCCCCTTAAAAACAAGTCGAATTATGACAAATGATGCCTTGATGTTTAAGCGGGTTTGAGGCTCAATGTGTCACCACAACGCGACACTTACGTGAAAGGCAAACGAAGTACCCATGGCTAATCTGTACAAGAAAACCTACCCGATCCCCATGCCCGACGGTGCGGAAATCGTTACGCGACGCGGCAAGCCCGTCGTCCAATGGCGCACGAAGCATGGTAGACTCAAAACCGCACCACTGGCTGAAGACGGTAAACGGATGATGTACGTCTCGGAAGTCTGGTATGCCAGGTATACCGATCATGCTGGTAACGATAAACGCATCTCCACCGGCTGCCGCGATGAGCAGGCCGCCCAGCGCGTGCTTTCCGATGTCCTGGCCGAACAGGAGAAAATTCGTGCCGGTTTCATCACGCCGCAGGAAATCGAAGTCGCCGAACACAGCAAGGCAGCCATCGCCGACCACATTGAAAAGTATCTGGAACACCTGAAGATCAAGCGCGTGCGTGGGAGAAAGGTGTCGGAGAACTACCGCAAAAACGTCAGGAGTCGACTCAATATTCTGGTTCGTGAATTGAAGATCAAGAAGCTGGCCGACATCACCAGCGATGCCATGAACCGTTGGCTCAGTAAAGCCGAAGACAAGGACATGGCCGCTGCCACACGCAATGAATACGTGATCTCGATGCACGCCTTCTGCAACTGGCTCGTGCGGGAACAACGCATCGTCGTCAACCCGCTGACGATGGTGCAGAAGGCCGATCGCGCCAGTGATCGTCGCCATATCCGCAGAGCATTGACCATCGAGGAAGTCGGGAACTTGCTTCGTGCCACGGCGCTGCGTTCCATCGCCGAGTGGGGTAGAGGCAAGATTGAAATCCCCAAGTCCAAACGCAAGGGCCGTCAAACCTGGAAATACGAAACCATCACGCCGCAGAATCTGGACGCCTGCTACGAACGCGGCCTTGCCAAGCTCAAGCAACCCCACATCAAGAGGCTCGAACGTTTGGGCCGTGAACGTGCGTTGTTTTACCTGATGGCCGTGTCCACAGGCCTGCGGCACAAGGAACTGCGTAGCCTCATGCTTGGCCAGTTGTTCCTCGATGCCAAGCCCGCGCCGTACTTTGAACTCTACGCCAATCAGTCCAAGAGCGGTAAGGAGAGCCGGTTGCCGCTCCGCGCCGATGTGGTTGAGAAGATCAAACAACACCTGGAACATCGCAGCAAGCAGGGCTACAAGTCACTGCTGTTCGACAACCCGCCCGGCATCCGAGTCTTTGACGCCGACTGTCAGGCAGCGGGGATTGCAAAAAATGACGCACGTGGCCGAGTCGTCGACATCCACGCTCTCCGCACCACCTTCGGCACCCACCTGGCCGTGGCCGGTGTCCATCCCCGTGTTGCCCAAGCCGCCATGCGGCACAGCCGGATCGAGTTGACCACCAACTTCTATACCGATCCGGCCTTGCTCGATGTCAATGGGGCGGTTAATGCGTTGCCGGAGTTTGCTGGGAAGTTTGATGTAGTTGTAATCGAATGA